TTTCAGCCCGCAGGTGGCCAGCCCCGCAGAGCACTTTGACACGCTCATTTCCAGCATCAGTGCTGGTACGGGCATCCCAAAGCGGATCTTGATTGGTTCTGAGCGCGGTGAGTTGGCCAGTCAGCAGGACCGGGACAACTGGGGGGACCGTGTGGCAGAGAGGCAGCGGAACTTTTGTGAGCCGATGATTTTGCGCCCGTTTGTGGATAAGCTGATTGAGGTGGGGGAGTTGCCCAAGCCCACCGATTACATAGTGAGTTGGCCGCCGATTCAGACCCCGGATGCCAAGGACACGGCCACCACGGCCAAGGCAGTGGCAGAGGCACTGAACACCTACGCCAGTGGACCAGCCGAGACCGTGGTGCCGCAGGGGGCCTTCTTGCAGCGGTACTTGAACTTCAGCCCTGCCGATGTGGAAGATATTGAAAAGCTGACCGCAGAGTTGAAGGAAGAATATGAGCAAAAGGAGCTGGAAGAATTTGAAAGAGAGATGGCTGCTAAACCTGTGCCTTTTGGGGGAGGAAATGAGGAATGACCACCACGTTGGTGAAAATAGGTCCACGGCGTGATAAAGATCCTACGCAAACCAAACCGATACGCGACCGGTATGTGCGGGAGGTGGTGCAGCGGTTTGGCAGGATAAAAAAGGCCGTGCGTCGATACGTGGTGGAAGAAAACCGGCTGGGGGCGGTGAGAGTGGGGCAGGTGGCGGCTTTGCAGGAAGAGGAAGAACCGCGTGGTGTGCTGCCCCCAGCAATGCCGGAAGCCGTGGCGGCGGGCGCTTATGTGTACGAGCAAAGTGCCCAGCGGACGGAAGATTTCATGCTTTGGTTGGATGAGCAGGTAAAGAGCGAGGTGTTGGCGTACACCCGCCAATACAACTTCATTAGCTATGGACACAAGAACTGGCAGGATGTTTATGTGTATTCTGCCTACCACCGGGGCATCCAACAGGCACTGACCGATCTCAAGGGTGCCGGGGCAGTGTTGCCGGAATTGGGCAGTGCGGCTTCCATTATGATGCAACCGTTTCATGCAGACCGCGTGGCATTGCTCTACACTCGGTCTTTTAATGGCATGAAAGGTATTACTGAGGCGATGAAGGCGCAGATGGCGGAAGTGTTGGCACGCGGGATGGCTGAGGGGCAACATCCGTGGCGCATTGCGCGGATGTTGGCGGATCGTGTGGACAAGATTGGAATTACCAGAGCAAAGTTGATTGCGAGAACCGAAATAGGGAGAGCGCATAGGCAAGCGACACTGAATGAGTATGCAGCATTGGAGGGAATAATCGGTGAGGAAATTTTAATCCAATGGTGGACTGCGTTGGATGAGAGGGTGCGGCCCAAGCACCGGGAGTGGCATGGGAAGATTTACACAAAAGAGGTGGCACAGACGATGATAGGGGAAATTAACTGCCGTTGCAGCGTGCTTCCCTGGACGCCAATTTTAGCGGCAGCAAGGGCTGGAAAATTGAAGCGTTAAGTTTTTTCTTTACTTTCGCTTCTTTTCAACGGTATAAAAAACCATAAACTCCGTTCGCATTTTTTGGACTCTGCACAAGAGCCATATTTAACCAAGGATGCGAATGGAGTTTTTTAATGTTATTGGCAAAGGAGAAAGTCGAATGCCCGTACAACGCTGTACAGTAGATGGCAAATCGGGGTGGAGGTGGGGCGATAGCGGCAAGTGCTACATCGGTCCCGATGCCAAAGAGAAGGCGTTGGAGCAGGGTCAGGCGATAAAAGCCAACGAGGATGCGGAAGGAACACCGCTATGCTTGGTTTCCAACCTGTCTTCCTACAGCGTTCGCCTGACAAAGTTTGAAAACCGGGACCATATTGTGGTGCCGGTGGTGATGTTGACCGAGGGGGTTCACAACGGGTCTGGCGGCGCTCTGTATTACCCGGCAGAAGAAATCTCCAAATTTCCTGCCGCATGGGATGGGCGACCTGTGCCGGTTTTACACCCGCAGGATGAAAATGGAACCCCGATCAGTTGCAACAGCCCCGATGTGCTGGAGGGGCGCAATGTGGGCCGCGTGTTCAATACCCGCTTTGCAAAGGGGAAACTCACAGCACAGCTTTGGCTCGATGTGGTAAAGTTGGAAGAAGTTGACAAGGAGCTTCTCCAGCGGATCAATGCCAAAGAGCCAATAGAGGTGAGCACCGGGTTGTTTCTTGAGGTGGAAAACCAATCCGGGGAGTGGAACGGGGAGAAGTATGATGGCATTGCGCGGGACTTCCGCCCTGACCACTTGGCCCTGCTTCCGATTGGTACCGGTGCTTGCAGCTTGAAGGACGGTTGCGGCATCCGAGTGAACACCGCACCCCTGGATTTTCAGCAAATGTGGCAGCGGCTGGTATCGAATGCCGCGCCATCCTTCGGGCAGATTTCCAACCTTATCCAGTCCGCATTGCGGGCAAAACAACCCTCACCGGAAACGAACCCCGGTGGGGGTTCCTATTTTTGGTTGGAGGAAGTCTGGCCTGAGCATTTCATATATGTGGAAGAATCCCCAGGAAAAACCAGCTATTACAAACAATCTTACAAGCTCAATGAGGACAAGACGGAGGTGATTTTCGAGGGTCAGAAAATCCCGGTAAAACTGGAACGCACTTACGTGGAGATTACCAAAAACGAAGGAGGTAACAACGTGGACAAGAAAGCGAAGATCAAGTTCCTGATCGACAACGGATGCCAGTGCAATGCGGAGCAGTTGGACAAGGTGGAAGATGCCGTGTTGGATAATATGGTGAAAACCATTGAGAATCAACTGGCGGCCAACAAGGAAATCGTGGACAAGCTGGCGGCCAACGAAGCCAAATCCAAGGAGATGGAGACTGAGATCGCCAAACTGAAGGAGGCCAAGCCCACCGACAATCAGACCCCCAAGACCCTGGAAGAGTTGGTGGCATTGGCCTCACCGGAACTTCAGGGATCGCTCAACCGCGCCGTGGCCCGCGACCGCAAGCTCAAGGCCGATCTGGTGGACCAACTGGCGGCCAACCAGAAGGCTTTCGCCAAGGAAGAACTGGAAGGCAAGACATTGGAGGAACTGGAAAAGCTGGCTGCCCTGGCGCAGACCAAAGGTGACTTCACCCTGGCCGGGGGCGCAGTCAACCATCAGGTGATCAAGGAGGAGCCGCTGGTTGCTCCCACCTTCAACTTTGGGAAGTAATCTCATTACGCACACCTTTATAAGGAGGTAACTCAAAATGGCGTACCGTACAATCGCAATCATCTGTGATCAGCCGATCCAGGATGCCATCGCCAGTGGGACCATCTACCCCGGCATGGCGCTGGAGCGCACCAGCACCGACGATACCGTTCAGCCCCACTCCATCGAAGACGGCAAGGTGGCCGCTGGGCTGATTGCCGTGGAGGACGAACTCCAGGGCAACGGCATCACCACCGTTTACACCGCCGCCAACCGCGTTCTGTTCCGGTCTTTTCTGCCCGGCGATGAGGCCAACCTGAAGATCGCCCTCGGCCAGAATATCGCCATCGGGGACAAGCTGACCAGCAACGGGGATGGTTACTTCAAGAAGCTGGTCAATGACAGTTCTTCGGCGGACATGGACAAGACGCATTTCGCCACGGCCAAGGAAGCCTCCAACTGCCTCGCCGCAGTTGGCTTCTGCCGTGCTGAGATCGCGTAACAAGGAATTTTCCAACTCTTACGAATAGGAGGTAATGACAATGGGTGATGTTCAGGTTGATATTCTCACTCCCAACGGGATGGGCGGTTTTGCTGGTGGTGGTTCGGCGGGTGCGCGTCTGTTGGCCAACAACATGGATACCGGCGCACTGCGTCCCTTCATCGGGGAAGGCGGCAAGTGCTACATGACAGTCAACGTGCAGGGCACACCGGAAGTCCGCCCCGTCAGTAATGCCACGCTCCGCAAGGATGAGTGGAAGCAGTTCGATGAGGCAATCGTCAAGGCCGCCCAGCAGCGCCTTCGCGGTGTTGCGGATCTGTATTCCCGCAACCTCGTTTACCGGATCAGCAACGGGCTGGGCACTACGGTGCTTGAAACCGAAACCATGAGCGACACTGAAGATGCGCAGGTGTCGATGGATGCCGCTACCCGTGGTCGGCGCGACCGCCCCGAATTCAACATCGGGTACTTGCCCCTGCCGATCATCCACAAGGACTTCCAACTGGACATTCGAACGCTGAACGCCAGCCGCACCAAGGGTCAGGCGCTGGATACCATTATGGCGGAACAATGCGCACGGAAAATCGCGGAAAAGGCCGAATCCATTCTGTTCACTGGATTGTCCGATTATACCTATGGTGGCGGGGTTATCCAGGGTTATTTGGATTTTACCCACCGCAACCCCTACACCCTGATTGCGCATTGGAATGACAGTGCGGCCAGTGGGGAGACCATTTTGGAAGACGTGTTGGGCATGATCCAGGCCAGTATCGATGATCGCTACTATGGACCATGGGTGATGTACATTCCCACCAACTACCAGACAGTTTTGGGCGGTGATTTCAAGGCCAATTCGGACAAGTCCATTCGTCAGCGCCTGTTGGAGATCGAAGGGCTGGAGGACATTCGCGTGGCCGACTTTCTCACTAGCGACAACGTGCTGTTGGTACAGATGACCACGGACGTGATCCGCATGGTGGAGGGACTGCCCATCCAGACCATTCAGTGGGATCTGGAAGGTGGGATGCTGATGAACTTCAAAGTTATGACCATCATGGTTCCGCAGATCCGCGCCGACTACAACAACCGTTGCGGTATCGTTCACGCGACCAAGTAACGGGGTTCCTCTTTCTTCTGCCGAGCAACCTGGGCAGTAACCAACTGCTGAGAGGAGGTTACGAAAAATGGTAGAATTGGGTGTTCTCAATATCTACGAGGTCACAGGCGGCAGGTTCACACTTACCCGGTTTGAGCGTGACCGGGTAAGTGGCCGCAAATTGGTTCGTGAAACCTTCGTTACGGGGCAGCAGTTCAAAGCCTACGATTACGAAGTGCCAGCGGGTTTCATGGACTTGGTAAAGGTGGTGGGACCGGCACCGTCAGATCGTCCGGTTCCACCACCGAAACGGGAAGTGCCAACCGAGGACCGTGACGGCAAAGTGGGAAAGGAGACTACGGCACGCGCTGGGTCAACCGAAGAGAAATCCGAAGAGGCATCAAAGGAGGCCGAGGTAAAGGTAGAAGCCAAGGCCGAAGTGGCGGAAGAACCGGAGCCGGTACGGAGGAAGAAGACAGCCGCCGTCCCTTTGACCCGAACACGCCGCAAGAAGTAATTTTCATCCTCGGCGGCGGCCCCTCGCTGCTCACGGTCCCGTACCAACGCACCGAGGGTCATTTTTGCATCGCAGTCAACAATTCGTATTTGGTTGCCCCGTGGTCGGCGTGTGTCTTTTTTGGAGATTTGAAGTGGTGGAACTGGCACAAGGAGAACCTCTTGGCCGGAACAATGCCCATAGTCACCTGCTGCGAGAACCAGAAGTTGCGCCAGGAATTGGGGCAGGGCAAGGAGGCGCGGCTGGTTTGGTGGAACAGGGATGGGAACCGCCGTGACGGGTTGACCACCAGACCGGGCAACTTCGTCTCTTGGAACCGCAGTAGTGGTGCCGCTGCCATAAGCCTTGCCCACCGGTGGGGGGCGAAACGCATCATCCTCCTCGGTTTCGATATGCGGATGGTCAGTGGCCAGAAGAATTGGCATGACGATCATATCGAAAAGCACCACAACCCTTTCCACCGTCACTTGAGGTCTTTTCCCGCCATTGCCCGTGATGCAAGCAACCTGGGTATTGAGATCCTCAATGCCACTCCCGGCAGCGCCATCAAAGATTTTCCCTTCACCACTGTGGAGGAATGGACATGATTGATTTCTCCAAACGCCGCATCACCGTTGTTGGTGATCTGATGCTGGACCGGTACATTCGCGGCACCTGCACACGGGTAAGCCCCGAAGCGCCAGTTCCTGTGGTGAACGTCGAATCCGTACAGGATACCCTGGGTGGGGCCGGGAACGTGGCAGCTAACTGCGCCTCGCTTGGCTGCAAGGTGAATTTGGTGGGTGCTACCGGTAACGAAGCGGATGTTTTCTTCCCTTTGGTGCGTTTTCATGGCATTGAACCATATCTGTATTGTTGCGCCTCTTGCGATACCACCAAGACGCGCATCATCGCTAACGATCAGCAAGTGGTGCGCCATGATACCGATGGCAAGATTGTCCGTTCTTTTTATGTTGATCCAAAATCTTATTTTACCGCTCATGCGATTATCATTAGCGATTATGGCAAAGGTTTTGTCACCAAGGAACTTTGCCAGACGTTGATTGCTACCAAGCTCCCGGTATTCGTTGATCCCAAGGACGGAGATTGGGAGAAGTACAAAGGCGCTTTTTGCATCAAGCCCAATGAGTATGAGTTGGAGCGACACCTGGGGTATTTTCCACGGGATTTTGAGGAGATGCAAAAAGCATTTAACAAGATCAGTGAACGGTACGGATTTCAGTGTATTTTGCTCACGATGGGCAAGAATGGCATGGCATTGTGGCGCAGGAGTTGGAATGCCCCGGTGTCGATTCCTGCCATGTACCAGGAAGTGTACGATGTCAGTGGGGCCGGGGATACGGCCATTGCGGTGTTCGCGGCAGCGCAGGAGTTGGGGCTTTTGGGTGCTGCTCAGTTAGCCAATCGGGCAGCGGGCATCGTGGTGGGCAAACGGGGCACCAGTGTTATAACAGCAAAGGAGCTTTTACAATGACAAAAGCAATGAACGAAAGTAATGCTTTTCGACATACTGAAACTGGCCAATTGATTGATGCAGTGCGTGAGTTGGTAGCAGTCAGCAACACTTCCATTACCACTGCATCATACACAGCGATTTCCGTACCGGTAGGAATCAACTGCAAGTCGGTGTTGGTAAAGACTCGTGCCGGAAACAATTGGCTGATGGCAACTTCCGCCAGTCCCAGCGCCTACATGACAATGGACGGGGCATTTGAGGTTGCTATTGCTCAGGCACCCGGCACAGTTCTTTTCTACGCCAAGGCCGCCGTGAACGATACGCTGGAAGTGGCGTTTTTTGACTAAGGGAGGTTAAGCATGGGTTTCTATGCTAGATTTGTTCCAACAAAAGGTGCGTTGAAGGCTTATTTCGACACGGTTTATTCAGCCATCAATGCGATTTTTGGCTCAACTGGCACAACTGATGGAACAGTGCCCAGGGCAGACGGAACCGGAGGCAAAACACTCCAGTCAAGCGGTGTCGTTATTGATGACAATAACGATGTTACTGGTGTGCGCAATTTGGCTGCTACTGGGTCCGTAAGTGCAGGGTCTGCAAACATCGGCAACTCATATGTGTCGGGCGAGGCCCTTGCGGATCTATTGAGCTACGGCGTGGTGTACAATCAGGATGATAATAGCTATGGGCGTACTGGCCGACTGTCTGCGATGCCGATTGGGAAAAGCCTTGGCGACGATCTATTACCAATCCACGCTCAGATGAGGCGCTGTGTCCTCTCAGATGCCGGGGTAGTGCAATACTATCTCGATCCTACAGACAGTACGTTGAAAGCTGATGGAATCACTGCTTCTGATCTGACAGGTGGTGATGGGCAGGTCATGGTCGAGATTCCCGCATTCTATTTTCGCTATACGGTCAGGTACTATGGGATTTCCGCTGTGCATCGGTGGGAGGTTTCCGGTGTGCCACTGGATGGGTTTACACTGCATCCGGCGTTTATCAAAGCCGGAGTGGAAGTCCCATATCGCTACTACGGAGCCTACGAAGGCTCGATGTACGATGACAGCGAATCTGCCATGTGCGCCGTGGCGAGTATTGCGTCCAACATCTATCAGGCCGGAGATAAACTCTGTTCTGTGTCTGGCCAATACCCCAAAACCAACGAGACTCGCGCCGAGTTTAGGGCTATGGCCGAGGCACGTGGTGCAGGGTGGCATCAGGAAGATTTTTATCTCCGGTCAGCCGTGCAGCTTCTCTACCTGATCGAGTATGCGGATTTTGACAGCCAGGCCATGATCGGCAACGGGCGAGTGTCACTCACCAACGGCGACTGGGTGGCGAGCGAGATCCACGATGGGACAAACTACGGCTACATCGGCAAATGTGGCCTTAGCAATGGCGACGGCAACGCCTCGGCCGCTGACTCTACAGCTACTGATCTGACCGCCGGAGAATCCCCGGCCTACATGAGCTACCGGGGAATTGAAAATTGGTGGGGGAATATCTGGAAATTTGTGGACGGAATTAACATCCGTAATTTTGATCCGCTGGCCGGTACTGCTTATGCCAGCTATGCCTACGCAACAAACGATTACGAGGATTTTGCAGACGACACAGACACCGGCTACACGTTACTGACCGCAGGGCTGGCCCAGGCGGACGGATACGCCCGGCAGATTTGTCCCATCCAGGATGGTTTTTTGCCGGCATCTGTGGCCGGAGGGGCGAGCAATACCGGCCTGGCAGACTACTGTTACACGTATTTTGATGATGATCCTAATGTGGGGTGGCGGGTGGCCCGCTGGGGCGGTGTCGCGAATCATGGGGCGAATGCGGGTGCGTTCTGCGTTGCTTCGACTTACGGCTCCTCGGATGCGTATGCGTTTCTCGGCGGGCGAATTTGTTATTAATTTCTTGTGTATCGGCGGAATGTTTGCTACATTAAAACAACATAACTTTTAATAAAGGAATAGCAAACATGAAAGACATTAAAGGATTTGAAGGGTTGTATGCAATCACGGAAAATGGGAAAGTTTGGTCGTACCCTAAGCGGTGTAGCTCTAAAAAAGGTATGTGGATGAAATTAAATACTGTATCGGCTAAAGACAACAGGCCGCATCCCAAAAAATATTTATCAATAAAGCTGCGTAAAAACGGTAAATATCACCCTTTTTTAGTTCACAGGCTCGTTGCTCTCGCCTATGTTCCGAATCCCGAAAATAAGCCGTTTATAAATCATATTGACGGAAACTCTCTAAATCCGCACAGGGATAATCTAGAGTGGGTAACAAACAAGGAAAACAGCGCACATGCTTTTAGCACAGGATTGGTTAAGAAGCCAATGACAGATAACGAAGTGATAGAGCTTAGAAAAATTTGCAAATTTTATTCTTGTCGGAAAGTTGCTTTAGCATATGGGCTACATCCAGGGACCGTTTGGGATATAAATAGTCGAAGGCGATACGCAGATGTACCTTGATCTGTTTTTGAAACGAACATAAGCACAGACAAAAATGGCCCGA